AAGGTTTTTGAGAACCTCGGCAACCAATCCGGCCTCGGCCATTTCTTTTAGTGCGTTCGCTATCAGCGGGTATTGCTTATGCGGGTTAGCCTTTTCCTCATGATCTTTCATGAGCTTGTCGGCATAACTCTTAACCTCGATGACAGCATCGTCAACATATTTACGAGTTGCCAGCACGACCGACGGGTCGATTTTTAAGGTGATCGCCGACGTACTCGAGACAACAAGAATCATGCGAATAGTCTGCGTTCGACCGCTCCCCTCGGCCAGTAACGGCTTATAGGTTTCCGGGCAGTTGGCGACAGCAATCAGGATATCTTCATCATCGTAAAGCCCGATTTCTCGGATAAAGAAACCACCCTCGTTTTCCGGGATGATCTGCTCGGCAATAATCTGACCAGCGTCGTTAGCATCTACTGCCAGTGAATTTAGCAGCTCGCGTCGACGCTCGTTAATGAGCTTTGTCTGAGCCGGGTCAGGTGTCGGCAGTGTGCCGTTCCCGTCCCCTACGGCCATTTTTGTAATATTCAGTTTAGTACCGAGCGCGGTCGCGTTTGCCAGTCGCGCCGCGCCCTGATTGGTCAGGATGGCAAAATATTTAGTCGTCATGCGCATACTCGCAGGTTATCAATCAGATGAATGGCCGAAGCCGGATAAAACTCACCACCGACGACAATTTCCCCGGCGGCATAGGGATAAACGGTTAACAGGTCGCCGTCATAGCAGCTTGCGCCCACATAAGCGCGCCCGGTGGTGCTCAGGCTGATAGCGAGCCCGGTCAGGTGTCGGCTTGCCGGTTTTGCCCCTTCTATCAGGCGCTCGAGTTCGAGATACATCTCATCGGTGATGCCGGTCTCGAGTACGCCCACAACAAGCCGAAAAGTTCCGGGCTCTTCGTTGAGCTCCCACCACTCCTTAACCTCAATCAGATAGCCCAGCGGCTCCACCACGCGTCGTAATGCGGCGATCGTCCCTTTATGGGCATGAACGTAAAACGCCGAGGCGATGACGCTGCGTTTTGTCGCCTCCGGCCAGTTCTCATCCCACCGGTCAACCGAAAACGCCCACGCCAGATAGGGCAGCAGCCGCACCGGGCAGGTGCGCCAGTTCCACAACGTGCGAAGCGGTACCGGCACACGCTCGATATCTGCGGCCGCGCGGGCGGCGGCGACCTCTAGCAGCGATGAACCAACGGGCAACAGTCGGTTATTACTCATCGGCACCCCCGTCAGCGATGCGGTATTCGGTGCAACAGGATGCCTGGTATTTACTGAGCACAATGTCAGCCAGTGGCGCAGCCAGCTCGACACGCTGCACACCCTCGACATGCAGGGCGGCATAAATCGCCGACTGACGAATGTCGCGGCCCAGTCGCTGTTGTGCGGTGATATACGCCTTGAGTTTTTCTTCAGCGGCCTGACGGATGGGCTCGGCTTCTGGCCCCGGATAAAAATAAAGGGTCGCGTCAATCTGGTACGGTACGATTTCAGCACTCTGCACCGTCACCCGGTCGCCAACGGGGCGCACCTCTTCAGCGTTCAGCGCTTTTTCCACAACGGCCAGCAGGTCATCGGATGCAGTGCCGTCATCCTCGCGCGAAAGCACAGTGATGGTCACACAGGCCGGTGACGGGCTGACAACCGAGATATCGGCGACACGGCCGTCGGCGCTGCGACCGTGGTATTCATATGCGCCGACCGGGCCAGCCACGCTGAGCCCTTCATAAGCCTGTTGTGCACGTAACCGTAAATCGGCATCAGATTCCATGACGGCGGGTGTCGGCGGGATAGTGCTGTCATCAGCGGGCGTCACAATCTGTCGCGCTGTGTTGTTGTTTCCGGCCATCACATCAAGGTCGTTATTACTCGCATAAGCCAGCGTGCAGCCTTTCGCCGCATCGTTCACACGCTGACGCCAGATAACCTCCCGATAGGCGTTTTCCTCCAGATACTTCACCAGTGGCTCAGACTCAAGGGCGAGAGTACGCGCAACAGCGTCCTGTTGCTCTTCAGGGTAAAGCGAGACCAGCGTCGCTTTGCGTTCCGCGAGAATGGTCTCAAAATCCAGCGTTTCCACGACGTCAGGCGCGGGGAGCTGGCTCAGGTCGATGTTTGCCATACATTCAACTCACAGGAATAGTCAGTGACAGGGTTTTGCCGGTGTCCCGGGTCTCGCCGGTCAGCTCAACAATCATCTGACCGTTAAACTGACGCTCGACCGTCAGCGAGCTGATACTGATGCGCGGCTCCCACTTCAGCAGCGCCATATAACAGGCGCACATAATTTGCAGCCTCAGCGCGTCGGTCTGCGGCATATCAATCAGGGAGAACAGTAGCGAGCCATAATCGCGGCGCATCACGCGAGATCCAACCGGCGTTCGCAAAATATCGCCACAGCTCTGACGGATGTGATCGGCGTCAGTGATAGCTCGCCCTGTCTCGCGATTCATGCCGATATATCGGGTTGTCATTTCGTCCCCTCCGTCCAGGCTCCACCTCTTTGCACACCGCCGTGACCGTGGTCATCCACCACCACGCCATTTGATGAGAGTTTGCCGCCGGTGTGCTCGATATCGCCGCTCATCTTCCCGCCTTTGGTGACCTCGAGCGTGGCGGTCGTCAGTTTGTTGGTGCAGACCACTTCCGGGGTATCAAGGGTGATGCGGGTCTCGGCTTTCACCGTCACCAGCGGTACCGTCGCGGTGATGGAATCCGACGCCGTAACGTCTGCGGTTTTAATACCGCTCACGGTCAGCGCGCTGGTCTCCGGCTCGTACTCGATAACAGCCCCGTCAGGAAAGGTGATGTGAAAAGCATCAGCCGACGCCGACGGCGCGGGGTGGTCATCCGAAAAAATGCCGGGTAGCACAAAAGCCGTGTCCAGCTCACCACCGACGGCCAGCAGTAAAACCTGCTCACCCACAGACGGAGCCCACCAGACACGTGAGCGACCGGCGCGCGTGGTCAGCCACTGAAGCCAGTCGGTAACAATGCCGCCAGTCTGGACGCGACAGCGCCCGTCATCGAGGTCGACTTCGACGACGACGCCAGTGCGTATCAGGTTGCGAAGGAGGCGTAAAGCGTCCTGAAGAGTTGCGCGAGTATTCATACAAGGAAGGATGCCGCCCGGTGCTCTGAACGGCAATTGATGCGGGTTTTACTGTCGATGACACAACGCTAAACGGACAATTTATCGATAATTATTTCCTCTACGGCCTGACGGTCTTCGTCATTAAACCCGATGAGCGGTCGGGCATCGTACTGCACCGGCGTACTGTTTCGCCCTGGCTTATCCTTGAGGCCGTACTGATGCACATTCGCCATTCGTTGTACCTTGCCGGTAAATTCCACGACCGCCGCGTCATTCCCCGCCGTGGCTTTCATAAAGCGACTGGTGCGGAGCTTCGCGAACATTTCCCGCTTAACCCGGCCTTTTTTGGCTTTTACCGGCTGGCGTTTTCGGGCGGCGTAAGGTGTCCCGTCCGGGGCTTTCTGCGTTTTAATCCGGCGCTGTTGACGGGCTCGCAGGGTCTTCGCGATATCTGCGGCCATTCTGCGACGGGCGGCAGGTGACAGCGCCGCTATCAGCCCCGCGAGCTTATCGTCAAAGGGTTTAAAGTCATTCATGCAATCGACTCACGAGCTCACCGTTAACATACAGCTCAACCGGTCGGGTAACGGGTTCCGGCGGCTGCGGCTCTTCTGCCTGTTCGACGTGGAGCTTATCCCCTGACTCTTTAACGATGGTGCGCTCGGTCAGCATCAGGCTGATACTGACATCAACGCTGTCGTTGTCGTTGATATCGGCAAAATAGGTGAATCCCTTTTTACGCCCTTCATCGGTCGTCATAATGTCAGCCTGATGGATGCGCAGCCACGCCTGAATCGGAACAAGTAACAGCTCGATATCATCCGTGAAATCGGTCACCACCACATTCAGCGTGTACCGGTTCTCAAACGACAGCGACGTCGCCAGCGTCGAGGCCAGATTCCCGTTGTCGATAAAGACACGCATCATATCGGGGTTTCGTGCCAGCACCGGCACGGCGTCAGTTAAGGCTTTTCGCAGACTCTTCGGCTTGTACATCGATTTTATCCTGGCAATTTTTTATTGTTCTGACCTGAAGCGCACAGCGCTCGAGGGCGCTTTCGAGCTGACGTATATCCGCGCTCAGGTCACCATTGGTGGACGGATCACTTCCCGGCATCGGGCAAAGACTGACCCTCGGGCATGCGTTGTAAACAATCACCGGCGTCGGCACAGGCGGCGCGCTGGTGCAACCGACGCACAGCATCAGGTAAATCAGCGCTATACCAGCGGCGAAGCTGTTCATTTTCATTGAGTAACCTCGTAATGGTCTGTTCCCGGCGTTGCGCCCGCGCTCCGGCATCAATGAGCTCACCGCGCAGTAAGACCTGAGCAGTCTCATTTTCCCCACGGATACGGGAGGCCGTTTTAAGCTGGCTTTTCAGCATGGTAATCACCGTTTTTTGTTCACCGGCGACCTTGTTCGCCCGCTCAAAGGAGCGGGTCAGACTGGTGTTTTCGTGGCGCATCCAGAGCAGCCCGGCCACCGCCAGCACTAACAGCACGATCATCGTTTTCATTTCGCCCCCTTCAGGCAGTAGGTGCGCTCGCGAAAGCGGCGATTTTCGAGCCCGGTATTACGCTCACCATTCACAAACACCCAGCGGGTGAGCTGGTCACAGGCTTGCCACCATTGCCGGTGCTTCAGGTGATACACCAGCGTCGAGCGACAGGCCGCGCCGGTGCCGACGTTAAAAGCGAAGCTGACCAGCGCGTCATAGACGGCGGGTGGCATTTCAACAGGCACACAGACCGCGAGTCGTTTCTCGACGTTCAGCACATCAGCGACCAGATTCGCGGCGGCTTCTTTCTCGGTGATATCCCGTTTTGGTACCACCCCGGCAGTGTGGCCGATGCCTGACGTCCACACGCCCGCGCTGCACTGGTAAGGGCGCAACCGGCACCCCTCGAGGTAGGCAATCAGCGCGAGCCCCTCCGGCGAGGTGTGAAGCAAACGAAAGTCAGGCACCAGTGCCGCCAGCGCCAGCACGACGGCCACACTGCAACGTTTAACGAATGAGCCCACGAATAACCCCCTTATCAATCCCCATCGAGACGAGATAGCGGTATTTCTTTCGCTGGTACCAGAAGTTAACCAGCGCGGTAAAAATGGCGCAGCTTCCCCCGACATAAAGCGCGAGCCGTTCCGGTGTCTGCGTACCGAAATACGCCAGCACCACTGACAGCCAGTAGGTCAGAAAGGTTGTGATTTTATCCACAGTCAGTCCCATAAATTCACGGTCTCCGATACCGGTGCGGCGTCGACTTCAGGCAGACTGACCGCCGTGCCATGTGGCAGGACGACACCCAGCTCGGCGAGCCCCGGATTAGCCAGCAATACCGCCTCAACCACACCTTCAGTGCGTCCGTAATGGCGATGACATAACGTGTCGAGCGTGTCGCCCTGATGCGCGATGACGTTCATCAGATTTGCCCCACGATGCAGCGCGCCTTGTCCTGGATACGGGCAACCGACCAGCGCATGTCACGCCACATTTCATCGATGGTGTCATCGATGCTGTCGGCCTTTTTGTCACCTTTGGCGCTCGCATCAACGCCCCGGTAACGCTCGTACAGCGTCGCGGTCGTCATCGAGCAAACAGCGTTGAAGTAGTGAAAAACCCGCACACTTTCGCCATCAAGTTCATCCGTCGGCACATCCTCAAGTCGCGCGTAACCGGCGGCGAGCTGAAGGTCGCGCCAGTCGGTTAACTCGGCGTTGGTCTCGGCCATCGCGGTTTTAATCGCCCGGCGCAGACGCACCGGCGTCACGGTCTGCTCGAGGCGCATTTCTTCGCGCATGCGCTTCGGATCAACATCCGGGAAAAAGGCCGTGTTTTTAATCACCGGCTCGTCAACTGGCACAGGCGGGATGACCATCGGGTCGCGCTGTTGCGCCGGGTTATTCATCACAATCATGGTCATGAGTACCTCAGTAAATAGGTGGGCGGTGGACGCCGGTCGCAGTTACGGTGAATCACCGACATTGACCAGCGTGCCGCCCGGCGCGGGGCGCGTTCTGTTAACCGGCGACTTTCTTCGGGCGTCCGCGCCCTCGTTTCACCGGTGAATCTTGTTTTTTCGCGGGTGCCTTTTTCGCGGCTTTCGGCGCTGTTTTTTTGACGGCGACCGGTTTCGGGTTCAGCTCACGAGTGAGGGTCTCAATGTCTTTTCTTACCCCGGCGTTGGTGTCGAGCTGTAAGGCGCGTTGCAGGTGAGAAAGCGCATTCTCAGACTGACCGGCATCACGCAGGGTCAGACCGGTGACCTTATGCAGTCGGGCGCGCACTTCGTCAGGCATATCGGCCTCAGCAGTCAGCCCGATGACGTAAAGGAGTTGCGCGGCATCGACCGGCTCACCGGCAATACGGGCGCGGGTTGCCGCGAGTGCGACCTCTTCGGCCAGCATGTATGGGGTAGTGCGGGAATGATTTTCCGGCATCGACAGACCGAAACGCAGCGCATAGCGCGCAATCTCAATCGCACCGGTGATATCCCCCGCATCAAGACGCCAGAGCATCACCGTCATCAGAATGTCATCCTGTGCGCCGGTGCCGCTTTCCAGTACGCCAGCGACCCACGGCAGGTACAGCGGAAGTAATTCGCGTTTCTTATCCGCTTTGCGTTCTTTAGAACGAATTGCTGATAGCGTCCGGCGGTCTGCGGCCAGCTTGACGAGCATTTGCTCGTAAGGTGAGGCATGACGCAGCGGGGCGTTATCCCGCTGCGATGCCCTGATAGCCGAGACCCGCATCGCGTGACGCTGTGCGGGGGTTGCCATCGGTTATGCCTCCGTGCCGTCAGTGGTGCTGGTTTCAGCCGGTGCGCTGCCTGTCAGAGACTGCATCGCTTTGACCATTGCCGCCGCGAAGACTTCCGCGCTCACTGGTTCAGAGGTGGCGGGTTCTTCCGGCTCGAGGATCTCGATATTTTCAATCAGGCAACCGGCCTCGTAGTCCTCGATAACGAAATCGACTTTGACCTGTTCGTAGTTTTCCACCTGGTCGAGTTTCGGATTTTCGACGATGTGGCGGCGGTGGCCGTCCTCGTACAGATAAATCGAAATGTTATCCAGCGTGGTAATGAAAACGCTGTTTGCCGGGAAGAATGGCGCGCGCACCGCCTGAAGCTGACCGATGGTTTTCTGGCTGATAATCAGCTCACCGGCGAGCTGTTCGCCTGGAATTTATTAATCATCGGGAAGTATTTGTCGGTCAGGATACGGCGACCACAGATGACCACCATTTCCGGGTTTTCGCGGTGAATTTCCGCGACCAGTGACTCAAACGCATCCATAACCAGTGCGTCGAGGTTGGCGTAATGCCCACCTTTACCCACTTTGATGGTGTTCGAAATCACTTTTCCGTCAGCGTCGGTGATGCTGGACATCACACGCTCGGGCGCATCGTTGCGGTATTTCTGCAACCAGCCGACAGCCACATCCTGAAGTAACGGGTTTTTGCTACGGTCAGACGTCGCCGCCCGGCTCACACCGTTAAAGCCGATAGTGATGTAGTCCAGCGCCTGACGCTTGATGATGGCGTTACGGATCCGGATCTGGAAATCCTGAAAACGCGCCCACAGGTCGAGTTTGTTGTACTTCAGGTGATAGTCGAAGTTCACCGGATGGCAGAAATAGCGGTATGCATCCATTTTCGCGAAATCAGCGGTTTTGCGCTCGACCCCGCCGTCGGTGTCAGCGGTGCTGGCAATGGAGCCGGTCACATCGATGCCGACCTTCTCTTCGGTCAGCTCGCCAACCGTCACCATGTTGATGAGCTTCAGGAAGCTGGACGACTGCTGGATTTTGTCAAACAGGGTCTGCGTCACCGACGGCTCGACGGTGAATTTTTTGTTGAGGTCGCTGACCTCAATGCCGTTCAGTTCAGCGATACGGCTCAGGTACTGATTGAATTTAAAACGGGTGTCTTTACGCATGGCGTTTCTTTTCCTTCGGGTTTATCAGGGGTTAGCAGTCGGTCAGCGTGGAGACCGCCGAATCACCGTCACCGCCGGTGCTTAACTTGCGGCGCGTCTGTGATTTGCTTTCGGTGTTTTCCAGCGTGGTGGTCAGGGTGCTGAATTGCTGCGAGGTGGCGTCGGCCTGTTCGGCCAGCGCTTTTTTGACGTCGGCAAGCTCGGTTTCAATTGCACTGAAACGCACCTCGGCGCTTTCGCTGCCGGTCTGCACCCGCTCGGCGATGGCGGTCACGGCTTCATGTACATCCCCGAAACGCGCATCGTCGTCAGTCTGTTTACGGCTGAAGATGCCTTTCACGGTGTCGCTGAGTCTGGTCAGCAGGGTGTCGGGCAGGTCTTCGAATTCCAGCTCGGCAAGGGTTGCCACTGAGAACAGGTCGCCCGGCTGGTCTTTCTTCCCGGCCAGTGGGTTTTGCTGTGCACGGGAGCAGAATTGCAGGTATTCGGTGCCGAGACTCGCCGGGTCATCGGTTACCGCCAGCCCGATGAGGTGACATTTGCCGGTGTTGGCAAAGTTCGGGCGAATTTCCATCGAGGTGTAAACCTTCTGGCCTTTCGCCAGCATCGCGAGCAGGTTGTCGAGCGGGGCAATTTTGCCGAACAGCGCCAGCTTGCCGTTTAGCGCCGAATCGTCGTCAATCACTTCCGCTTTCACTTCCGTGACGTCGCCATAGCGGCAAAACGGGCTGTCGGGAATAACGCTGCGGATATGCTCGAGGTTAATGCGACAGCCGTAGACGCGCGGGTCAAAGCCGTCAGCCATTTCCTGAATATCAGTCGCACTGATGACGCGACCGTCGCAAGTGTCACCCTCGACGCCGATGCGAAACCATTTCGAAATTTTTTTAGCCATGAATCAGGTGTCCTGAGTTGGGTTATCGGGTCGGATGTAGTTTCCCGACTCCCTCCCTCGCCAGCCACCGGTTACAGAAGTGCAACCCCTGACACAACAGGGGGTTAGCGATTCATCCCCCCTGAATCTTTAGCCTTGCCGTGTACTCATCACAGTGAGGTTTTATGACCACTACCAACGACACATCACTACTCAGCGACCCGCGACGACAGGCCGCGCTTTTGTTCTGGCAGGGCTATTCCGTGCCACAAATCGCGGAGCAGTTACAGGTCAAGCGCCCTACGGTGCAGAGCTGGAAACAGCGCGATAAATGGGAAGAGACCGCCCCGTTAAACCGGGTCGAATTCACGCTCGAGGCGCGACTCATTCAGCTCTATGCAAAGCCCGACCTGACGGCTCACGACTTTAAGGTCGCGGATTTTCTGGCGCGCCAGATGGAACGCCTCGCGCGGGTTAACCGCTACGGCCAGACCGGCAACGAAGCGGATTTAAACCCGAACGTGGCCAACCGCAACAAAGGGGAAAAAAAGAAGCCGAAAAAGAACTTTTTCAGCGAAGAGGCTATCGAGAAACTCGAAGAGATTTTCCTCGAGCAGTCTTTCGACTATCAGCTCGAGTGGTGGCGCGCGGGGCTGGCGCACCGCATCAGGAACATTCTGAAATCGCGACAGATTGGCGCGACGTTCTATTTTGCACGTGAGGCACTGTTACAGGCGCTGAAAACCGGCCACAACCAGATATTTTTGTCGGCCAGTAAGACGCAAGCCTATGTATTCCGTAAATACATTATCGCCTTTGCCCGACAGGCTGGCGTCGAGCTTACCGGCGACCCGATTGTGCTCGGCAACAATGGCGCGGAGCTGATGTTTCTCGGTACCAATGCCAACACGGCACAGAGTCACAACGGTGACCTGTATGTCGACGAAATTTTCTGGATCCCCAACTTCCAGAAACTGAAGCGCGTCGCCGGGGGCATGTCGTCACAGGAGCATTTACGCACGACCTATTTTTCGACCCCCTCATCGCTGGCGCACGGCGCTTACCCGTTCTGGTCGGGTGAGCAGTTCAACAAGGGGCGCTCAGACAAGAGCGAGCGCGTCGATATCGATATCAGTCACGCCGCACTCGCGAAGGGCGTCGCCTGTCCTGACGGCCAGTGGCGACAGATTGTCACCATCGAGGACGCACTCGCCAAAGGGTGCACCCTGTTCAACATCGATACGCTGAAGCGCGAGAACAGTGTCGATGAGTTCCGCAACCTGTTTATGTGCGAGTTCGTCGACGATAAAGCGTCGGTATTCCCGTTCGAAGAGCTACAGCGCTGCATGGTCGACAGCCTCGAGAAATGGGAGGACTACGCGCCATTTGCCGACCGGCCATTCGGTCACCGCCCGGTGTGGATTGGCTACGACCCGTCATTACGTGGTGACAGCGCCGGGTGCGTCGTTATCGCGCCGCCGGTCGTTGCCGGTGGCAAATTCCGCATCCTCGAGCGCCACCAGTGGAAAGGGATGGACTTCGCCCAACAGGCCGAATCCATTCGCGAGCTCACGCAGAAATACACCGTGGAATATATCGGCATCGATGCGACCGGGCTCGGTCAGGGCGTCTTCCAGCTCGTGCGCTCGTTCTACCCGGCTGCACGTGAAATCCGCTACACGCCGGAAATGAAAACCGCAATGGTGCTCAAAGCCAAAGACACCATTCGCCGCGGTTGCCTCGAGTACGACGTCAGCGCGACCGATATCACGCAGTCGTTTATGTCTATCCGCAAAACCATGACCAGCAGTGGTCGCAGCTCGACCTATGAGGCCAGCCGCACCGAGGAAGCCAGTCACGCCGATCTCGCCTGGGCAACCATGCACGTATTAATCAATGAGCCGCTGACCGCCGCGACCGGTGAGCAGTCATCCAGCATCATGGAGTGGAACTAATGAGCAAGAAACGCAACAAGCGCCAGCAGCCGCCGCGCACCCAAAACCACACCGCCGCACCGGCACAGAGCATGGAAGCATTCACCTTTGGTGAGCCAACGCCGGTACTCGACCGCCGTGATATTCTCGATTATGTCGAGTGTATCGATAACGGCCAGTGGTACGAGCCGCCGGTGAGCTTTTCCGGGCTGGCGAAGAGCATGCGCGCCGCCGTGCATCACAGCTCGCCGATTTACGTGAAGCGTAATATTCTGGTGTCGACCTACATCCCACACCCGCTGTTATCCCGTCAGGACTTCACCCGGTTTGCGCTCGACTATCTGGTGTTTGGCAATGCGTTTATCGAAGAGCGTCGCGGCCTGACCGGCAAGCCGTTAAAACTGGAAACCTCACCGGCAAAATACACCCGCCGTGGCATCGAGGATGACGTTTACTGGTACATTCAGTCCTACACACAGCCGCACCAGTTTGCGCCCGGCTCCGTCTTCCACCTGCTCGAGCCCGATATTAATCAGGAGCTTTACGGGATGCCGGAATACCTGAGCGCACTCAATTCAGCCTGGCTGAATGAATCGGCGACCCTGTTCCGTCGCAAGTATTACCAGAACGGCGCGCATGCGGGTTACATCATGTATGTGACCGACGCCGCGCAAAGCAGCACCGACGTCGAGGCACTGCGAAAGGCGATGCGCGACTCGAAAGGACTCGGCAATTTTAAGAACCTGTTTTTTTACGCGCCGAATGGTAAAGCAGACGGGATAAAAATTGTGCCACTGAGCGAAGTCGCCACGAAGGATGATTTTTTTAATATCAAGAAAGTCAGCGCCGCTGACCTGCTCGACGCGCACCGCATTCCGTTCCAGCTTATGGGCGGTAAGCCCGAGAACGTCGGCTCAGTGGGTGACGTTGAGAAGGTGGCAAAGGTCTTTGTGCGTAACGAGCTGACCCCGCTACAGGCGCGGTTTATGGAGTTGAACGAATGGGCGGGTGAAGAAATTATCCGCTTTGAAAAATACAGTCTCGGCGACGACGAGTAAACTCACCTACAGCCGCCCGTCATGGCGGCTTTACCCCCACCGCACACAACGCTCTCAGCGCCACGACACGCCGTCGCCGCTTCGCTTCACCTCGTTACTCACCCACAACCATAACAACGCCACATGGACGCGCTCAGGCGCTGAAAAAATAAAATAAATACCACGCTCAGCGCGCAATGCTTTCCCCGCCACGCCTGCCCGCTTTATGGGTCGGTTTTAATGCAGTTGCATAACTCATTGTTCATTACGTCACTGTAGGCCTAGAACATCATTTGCTGTGACTGTTGTCGCATGCATTTTCATGCACATAATTGCAGTTCTAGCCTACGTTTAACTCCAGTGTTAATCTTTGCGCATTAACATATTTAATGAGAGCAATATCATGACAGAAAGTCTCGATTACATCGATCTCAAGAAGCTAGAACTTGATACGAAGAACCCTCGCCTCCCTGAAGGTGTGGAGCGAACTCCAGAAGCAATGCTGAATCACATCGCTTTGACTACATCCATCGAAGATTTGATGAATGCGATAGCTGAAAATGGATTCTTTCCTGGCGAACCCCTTATCGCGGTTAAAGAGGGGGATAAATACATTGTTGTTGAAGGTAATCGCCGCTTAACGGCAGTTAAACTTATTCATAATCCATACGAATGTGAAAGACCAAGTTCTCGGATGATAGAAATCGCCGATGGTGCAGCAAGCAAGTTGGACACACTAGCAAAATTGCCCGTTATCGTGCGTGATACAAGAGCTGAAATTTTACCTTACTTAGGTTTCAGACACATCACAGGCGTCAAGCAATGGGAACCACTAGCAAAAGCTCGTTATATAGAACAGCTTTTTGAATTGACTTCCGATACTTTACCTACTAGTGATCGATATCATCAAGTTGCCCGCGCAATCGGCAGTAGAAAAGATCATATTAAGCGAAGCCTTGATGCTTTAGCTGTTTACAAAGTTATGGAAGATAATAACTTTTATGATATTGAAGGGTTAGATGAAGAATCTATCAAATTTTCTATATTATCAACAGCTTTAGCAGATGAGAAAATTGGTTTTTTTGTTGGGGTTTCTGAAAAAGATGAAGATGACGACATTTCATCAAATGATGTAATTATTCATCCAGAATATATAGATAGAGAAAACACAAAAGAACTTACTATCTGGCTTTATAAAAAAGACGAATCAGGAAAGACAAAAGTTGGAGAGTCTCGTAATCTACGAATGCTATCCTCAGTAATTGATGACCCTAAAGCTTTAACATCTTTTAGAAATGGAGCAGATCTCAAGGTCGCATATCAGTTGACCGAAAATTTAAAGCAAGACTTTATGTCATTACTTTACAAAGCTGAATCTGCGTTAATTGAAGCCGCCGGGATTGTCGCTACTATTGATTACAACCCTGAGGCGTTAGAAGTTGCAAGACGCTTAAGCCAGAATGTCAAACTTATTGGTAATACGATTAAAGCCAAAAAGGTTTCTGACGATGAAGATTTTTAAAATAGGAGATATTCATCCTAGCGTCCCACATCTGTTTGCGGACCTTGCTGAACTTGCTGCCGCCATAAACTACACTGGGCGCTTTGACTTACATAAAAATGACTTAATAACCATAAAGAGTCAAAGTAATACAAGTGTAGATGATATTGATCAAGAGGATCAGGAAGATGAAAATGAAGGAAGTGATGCTGAGCGCAATGATCGTTTAGAGAGACAGGTTGAAGATGTCTGGACACAGCTAGATTTTAGACAAAATTTCCTTAAAGATATTTATCCGTTTGTTGTAAATGGTGATTTTATTTCACTAAAAGAAAACTTAACAAATATACAAAGGATATATCTATTTTTGCTTGCATGTTCAAGATTACGTTCATTTAAAAAAGCCAAGAAAGGAATAATACAATTTTGGGCTAAGAATTTCGCTGTTGTTAGCAAACTTTGCACAAGTGCACTACTCCCACCACATGCAACAGTGAGAATTTTTGATGCTAACTCTGATGACCGTCGGGCCTATTACGGTACTGATTTGAGAAAAGCATTAAAAATAATGGGAAGAGATTTAGCTGTTCCTTATATTAATGAACAAGAATGCGAGAGGGCAAGTTCATCTGGGGATGCCGGTTTTGATATAATAGCTACAGTTGAATTTGATGATAAACTAAGTAGCAATTATGCTTTATTAGGTCAGTGTGGTGCACAAGAAACTGAATGGCCTAAAAAAACTTTAGAAGCTCACTCACTAAAGTTACGAACATATTTTCAAGTGCATTTTGATATTCCAACACTAATGTTTACGCCTATTTTCTACCGGAATTCTAATGGCGAATGGGTTGATAATAGTCCTTGTGCAGGAGTTTTGGTCATTGACAGAGCAAGAATACTGCAACTTCTCAAAAAGACAAACCATTGCCCTCAAATCGTAGCAGAAAAATGGTTCGTCGAGTTTGAACAAATTATCAATGATCTAAAAGTCGATTGATAATCTAGTCCCAAATATTTGGAAGACCTTTAGCAACCGCCTCAAATAAAGGAGGCGGTACAGCATTCCCAACAACCGTATATTTCATATTCATCGAAGCACGGTCTGTTTCAGGAAATATCATATCCCCGAATCCTTGCAAACGAGCAGCCTCACGGAAGCTAAAACGACGAGCTGGGGAATCTGACGTAAACTGCCATTTATCTGGCCCAATCTTTTCTAAAACAGGGCTGATTGGATGCAGAGGCATATGCCTTGGATTAGCTACGATGGTTTTAGATACCTGTCCCCAGTCCTGACGGCGGTTCCTTGATAGATAATACCAATGGAAGTCTGCTTCGTAAAACTCACCGGTAGGCCATTCAGGCATTGATCCTATTGCATCTTTAATCGTAGAAAATGGTTTTAAACCCTCACCATGCGTGGCCTGAGGAAAAACGTAATCAGTACCAAATTTTTCATGTATCCCGACTATGAAAATACGTTTACGATCTTGAGCAACGCCATAATGAGAAGCATTCAGAATTTGTGAGTTAACTCTATAACCAGCTTCTTTAAAGACTTTAAACTGATCCTGAAGTAGATGTTCAAAGTTACTACGGACCATGCCAGAAACATTTTCTACTATGAAAGCCTTAGGTTGGATTACTCTTAATGCCCTAGCAAACTCTAAGTAGAGCGTATTAATCTTCCTATCAGCTTTCCTCACCCCGCCTTGGCTAAAGCCCTGACAAGGGTAGCAACCGACCAGCAAGTCAGCAGAAGGAAACGATTCGATAGCAGAAACATCCCCCAAGACGTAATCGGTTTCTGGATGGTTAGCCAAATATACATCACGGGCGTAAGGTAAAATGTCATTTGCCATGAGCACATCAAACCCTGCCCTCAAAACTCCAGCATCAGAACCACCACACCCAGAAAAAAGCGACACTACAGTTGGCATTAACCCCTCCTAAAAACCGACCGCGTATTATAGCGAAACAGGCCTCGGAAAAAAGCAAGATTTCACCAAGGCTTGATATTCTCACGTTTTAGCAAAAGTGGCCATATCCAAAGGGAAAAATATCGAATTTAATTTATCATTATTTTTCAATTGGTTTGACTGAAAACACTATAGAAAACGAGCTATTCTTCATCAAGTTCCCTTTAGCAAGTTCGGCTATCAGGCCAAGTGCGATTTCACGATCTCTTTCCTGACAAGCCCCTTCAGCCGTTAGGCGCGCAATCATTTCGACCCGCTCAATCATAACGTGCTCACTTAACTCTCTATCCACACAACCTCCACAACGAGATACTGTATAAACATACAGTAGCACGTATTGATAAAAAATGTGAAGAAAAAAAAGCAGTAAATACACTGTATGTACATGATATGGATGAATATTAACGGTTATATTTTCGTTGCCAGTTCAGCTAAAACCGCAACGCGATTGAGGATTTCTGTAGCTTTGGTCTGATATTCCTTAGCTCTAACCTGATACGATGGCTCTGCGGAAAATATTTCGCCTTTGGCCGTTCCGCGTAACCATTTACCATCAAAACAACTTTTACCACCGGCTATCAGGTGCAGGGCTTCGCCCCGGCTGATAGTGATGCCGGTTGTCAGATGTATCTCGTCGATAATTTTCGCTACAACTGCGTTTTGCTCATTCGTTCCGTGAGTGAACTTTCGCCGCATTTGTGGCTTTTGCTTCCTGAGTCGGTTTGTCAGTTCCAGTCTTTCACGTCGACTCAGTGGTTTTGATAAATCGAGTTCCGGAGGATCGCTTTCACTTCCCGTACAGTTATTGACAGAACTCCGAGAGGGCGCAGGGGCGCCCTTAACGTCAACGGCCAAATCAACGGCACGCTTCGGCACAATTTTCCACTGTGTTAACCGGGTTAAAATCGGAGTGCCAGCACCGACAGCGGAATCGTACACGCCACGGATGCAGACGGTCTCCTCACCATACTGGTTAAACTCGGCGCGCGGTTCATACAGCGTGCGCACCTGCAAATCATCACGACGGACAAACGGCCCCCCCTGCGCATTAACATAGCCAGCCCAATCACCGGCATCGGCTGCGTCATGAACGGTGGCAAACTCAATGCTCAGGCCGTGCGCGGTCTCGGTATCAGCGAGACGACGCAACTCACGGTAGACCGTCACCGGCGCTCCACCGATAAACTGAAACTGACGGATGTGCCAACGCGCCGCCCATGCTGAAACGGCGGGAGCAGTCTCTTTCAACAACTCACCACTTTCATCGTCGGTTTCACCATCGAGAGCATAACCGTCGATATTTTTAGATATGTATTTAGCGACATAGCCGGTAGCACTGCCCTTTTCCGGGTCAATGGCCTCGGCATAAAAACGCGCCTTTTTGGCCTTATCACTTCTCAGTTCGTGACTGTCTTCCTCCCACGCATAATCGCGAATGATGAGGCGCACGCGCTCGACATCTTCCGGCAACATGAACATAAGCATGTGCCAGTGAGGCGTCCCGTCGTGATGAGGCTCGGCAACACGTATGCCGAAAATGCGGATTTCTTCCCGGTGCAGTTTGGCACGTATACGCGCCCAAAGGCCGGTTAGATAGTTCTGCGTGTCCGATGGGCTGGCACCGTTCCATTTTCTGTTACGGTAGCCCGCTTTGGTGGTGGCGTGATATTTAGACGGTGCGGTCAGGGTGTAAAACTCACCGACATAACCGAGCTCATTGCAGATATTTTCAAACCCACGGATGCGGGTCATCAGCTCGCAGCGGCGTATTGCTGGATTAGCTACCGAGCCGTCGTATTTTTCAATCAGGCTAATGCGATTGCCGTCTTCGTCTTCAAGATCCAGCCCCTTGAGAAATTCGCGCGTGCGGCGCTTCTGCTCGCGCCAGTCAGTCACGCAGTTTTTACTCACGTAGGTGTGCTTTTTCTTACTGACGTTGCCAACAGCAATTTGTAGATGTTCACGCCATGCAGACGCAATGCGACGTAAACGACCACGCCACCAAACCTCATTAAACATGCGCATTACTGCCGGTGCGATTTCATCCTCGCCAAAATATTTTTTAGTCACACGCTCCCATTTCGGCGGTGTAACTTTGAATTGCAGGGAAATAAAACCGGCGTGCATGTACCAGGTGTACAGCGTTTTTAGTTCGCTAAATCCGGTGTCATTAATGTCAGCCAGTTCTGCGTGAATGAAATTAGCGATATCAGCGGCCAGCAGGTCAATATCGGCACGCGACATATCCGGGAGGCGATTAAATCTGGCGACCATATTGACCATACGTGACGCCAGATATTGCATAAGCTGAGTATCAAAATGACCATCGAAAACAGCGGCTGATACATTGCTGTTGATGCCCGAGCACTCGTATTTTTTTGCGACCAGTTCAAGACGTGGCACTGCCTTTTTGCAGAAGCTGATTAAAAAGGCATTGGCTCGTTGACTGCCCTGAGTTTGCTCCAGCACAGCAGCGGTTCGATAAACATCAAAACGCACGCACTCAGGCTGGAGAGAAAGCACTTTTCTTGCATGCAGCAAAGCCGCGAACATGCGGTCGCGGCGATGCTGTTGGTCATAGGTGAGATATGGGCTGGCTATTGCCTGTTTTGGAAAATTCCATACAAAGGCATAATCAATCTCACCCGTAGCTTTTGCTGTGACAGGAGTGTCTATGACTTTATTCACTGAAGAAGATCCCACCCAACGCCGCTATGTTGATTTGATTACAGAGGTGACGCCTTTCGAAGCTACGAAAGAACCAATGAAGATCATTTCCGCATCCGACATGCTGGGCATTTGCGATGCTTTTCTTGCTGACACTCAATGCCACATAGCAGACCGGCTACCTCTTTCAATAGCTGGTCGGCGTGAGCTAGGTCGGAAAATTGAGTGGAATTGTCCACATAGCTGGAAACCACGCGAAGAATGGTCAACACATGTTCGGCACGCCTTACAAATTTTAAATCGACGTTATTTGGATACCCCAGTATCTCCACAGGATGACTGGCAGACCTGGGAAGAACTATCGACAGATATTCATGTGTCGGCTCGCTGTGTTCGGCAGACTGTTGAGTTTTATCGCTCTGGAAATCCCCAGCATTTACCGATGTCGACTGAGCTTTTTGCTGTTCCCGAAGTTTTTTCAAAATTTGTAGCTTCGATTCTTTCGGGTGACATTCATCCTGTTTGGATGTGGCATGCTGACGCAGCCAAAACGCCGAAATGCTTTGATGGGCTTTATCCCAAATACACGCCGCTTTCTTAAGCTGGCTTAGTGGTCGGGTAGTCATATCGCCCCCCGATAGTGTTTTGCTTTCAGTTCTTCAACCTGCTGACAGGTCACGCACAACCCCACGCCCGGAATCGCAATGCGGCGAGCTTCCGGGATTGGGGCATCACATTCTTCGCAGAAAAAACTGGAAGGTGCAGCAATACTGCCGCGTGCTTTGTTGATGTAGCGTTCACGGTCTTCCTGCTCACGCTGCTGGGCTAAATCAATTGTGTCGGCCATTAGTGCAGCTCCTGTGATTCGTTTTCATAGCGAGTGGCTTCGCGGCGCAGAAGTTCGGCAGCTTCTTTGCCGGTCATATCTGAATTTGTAATGTGAACAGCCAGAGCTTCAAGACGGATTGAAACGGCGAGAGCGCGGTCTTTGCGCTCTTCTTTTTTGGCTTCTTTAAACAAAGACTCCAGCACGTGGTCGCCAGCACTATTCGGCGTTGATAAATAAATAGTTCGACTCATATATCCTCCTGGATTTGGGCAAAAGAATGCCTGGCGGGTTTACGCCAATTAATTACGTTTAATTAATTAACTATATCCAAATACAACAGCAGGCTTGCTTTTTAACTGCTTGATGATTTCGACTTTTAATCCATCCTTAAATTCTTTGCAGCACTCCCACTCAGGGTCAACGCGAAGTATTGCGCCGTCGCGGGTTTTAATTTCAAAACCTTCCGCCATATTTGGAATCATGGCACCTAAAACAATCCTTAATTCATCGCGTGACATGTTTCACTCCTTTAATTACAAAGTGGGCAATACGAATAATTAAAAAACCTGACAATTTCGGCGACTTTGTTTTCAGCCCTTTTAATAATTCGGACTGTGAGCGGCACGGGCGCCAGCGCTTGCCGTCCTTACCTGCGATCCAGCCGTGGCCGTAGTGCATGCCAGGGCTTTGCTTAACGAGCAGAGACGCGAATGACGGTTCACTTTTCAGCATACGCACCTCAAATAAGCCCGAACGATGCGCCAATACCGCTCATGGTATCGACCACGCTCGACATAGCGGGATTAGTCTGCAGACGCGCATGCAGTGCCAGCGCTGACAATGACAACATGCGAATGCCAGCATTAACGCTTTCAATCATGTTGTGTTTACGGGCAGAGGTCAGACGTTCATCAGATACCGCACCGCTCGCCAGTTCGCCGAGTTCACGCATTGCGCGCATGACATAAGACTGCAATTTGTCTTTAGCCAGCTCATTGACCGGTACGCATGGCAGGCAGTGAATCTGCGCCAGAAAACCATCAACGAGGGTTGAGTCTTCGGTCAGGTCAGTCAGCAGCCACAATTCAGGCGGCGTGAACTGGTGAGGTTGTTCCGGGTTAAGCTTGTTACGTAACGTCTGAACATTCATACCCGCACGCTCGGCCAGCTTCGCCATGTTGTGACGCTGCGCAAAAGCCCGGCACGCTTCGTCATAGTGAGGATGTTTGGAAACTTGAAAATCAAACATGTAGCACCCTTAAAGTTCACTTAAAGTGAATATGGATTCTCAATGATGAGCTGAAAACGAGCATGCCCCAACGCCTTACGCAGTTGTTCTTCTTTCCAGCGAGCGTAATAAATCCGGATTGGGCCACCTGCTTTCTTACAACCTTTTCGGATGACACGTTTTTCGATTGGTACACGCGGGGTATCTCCTGTAGTCCAGCGATAAGCAGTTCGCTCAGAAACCCCCTCAAGCTCCGCGAATTGCTGAAGCGTGACCACGGGAGACGGGATTTTGATGATTGCGATTTCAGAAGCCATGTTGCATGATTCCTTATTTGAGAATTTTAGACAGTGAGTACATAGTTTTTGCCGACGTTTGCCACTCACTGCCACCGTTCACAACGATATTAATATTAATTTTAATATCAATCAACCATGGAGTTCCAATTTTAATGATTGAAGCCAATTTTAATAACGAAGCATTACTAAATAGGATTTGTGAGGTTTATGGGTTTACACAGAAAATCCAGCTAGCGAATCACTTCAACATCGCCGCGAGCTCCCTACAGAATCGCTACACTCGGGGCAATATGTCGTACGATTTTGCAGTTCATTGCGCACTCGAAACCGGGGTAAGCCTTAAATGGCTCATGACTGGTGAGGGTGAAAAAAATCTATCAACTGATGAAGTTTCACGTTCTATCGAGCTCACTTCATTCACTTTAAGTGATGGCGAGTTAACCAAGACTGGAACTATCGCAATCGATCAACAGCTTTTCACAAAGCAACTCAAAAAAGGTATCTGCGTTAAAAGCGATAACAGCACTTATATCATTGAGCAGGAATCCTCTTTGTCTGACAGTCTTTGGTTAGTTGATATTGAAGGCGCAATTAGCCTCCGAGAGTTAACGGTGCTACCCGGGAAAAGATTGCACGTAGCGGGCGGTAAAGTGCCGTTTGAGTGTGGGGTTGATGAGATAAAAATGATTGGCCGTGTTGTGGGTGTATACAGCGAGGTTAACTAATGACCGTCCGTAAAAATCCGGCTGGCGGTTGGATTTGTGAACTCTACCCAAACGGTGCAAAAGGCAAACGTATCAGAAAGAAATTCGCTACTAAAGGCGAGGCACTGGCGTTTGAACAGTACACCGTTCAAAATCCGTGGCAGGAAGATAAGGAAGACAGGCGCACGTTAAAAGAGCTGGTTGATTCATGGTATAGCGCTCACGGCATCACCCTGAAAGACGGCTTAAAACGCCAGTTAGCTATGCACCATGCTTTTGAGTGTATGGGTGAACCACTCGCACGCGACTTCGATGCGCAGATGTTTTCCCGCTACCGAGAAAAACGGCTTAAAGGCGAGTATGCCCGTTCAAACAGGGTGAAAGAGGTATCTCCACGCACACTTAATCTTGAGTTAGCCTACTTTCGAGCTGTTTTCAATGAGCTAAACCGCCTCGGAGAATGGAAGGGGGAAAACCCTCTGAAAAATATGCGCCCTTTCCGCACAGAAGAAATGGAAATGGCCTGGCTAACTCACGACCAGATTTCGCTACTGCTCGGAGAGTGCAAACGACATGAGCACCCTGATTTAGAAACCGTGGTAAGAATCTGTCTCGCCACTGGCGCACGGTGGTCTGAGGCCGAGAGTCTGAAAAAAAGCCAGCTCGCAAAATACAAAATCACATACACCAACACGAAAGGCAGAAAAAACCGCACAGTTCCAATAAGCGAAGAGCTCTACGAATCTCTGCCTGATGATAAAAAAGGTCGGTTGTTTAGTGACTGTTATGGCGCGTTCCGGTCTGCTCTGGAAAGGACTGGCATTGAACTACCGGCAGGACAACTTACCCATGTTTTACGACACACTTTCGCCAGTCACTTTATGATGAATGGTGGTAATATTTTGGTCTTACAACGCGTACTTGGGCATACAGATGTAAAAATGACGATGCGATATGCACATTTTGCCCCAGATCATTTAGAAGACGCGGTAAAACTCAACCCATTGACTTGCCTTACCATTAAGGATGAAATCGCATGTTAGTTATAGACTTTGATGATAACGAAATAGATATTAATGATAAAATAAACGCTTCTTTAAATTTAATCATATCGACTATCATTAACCTTAATATCATAAATCAACTTCATGAGTTCAAAGAAATAAAATTCTTGCCAGATGGTCTAAATGAGCTTCTAACATTCAGCAACATTAATTCCAATTACTACTACTCAGACTCTCTTGAGGAAAAACACAATATAAGCTCAGGGGATTTATTTGATTTTATAGAGCTAGCCTTTGAAAAAAAGAAAATCCCTGCCGAGAGCGACTTAATTCTTGAAGCTTGTAAAGAATCCATTTTAGAGAATTTTATTACTGAGTACGGATACACCACATTTATAGACTGCGGAATCATTGATGTTTACACAAGAGATATAGAATTACTTGAGGTTGATTACGCTGAAATTAGCGAAATACTTGATATTTTAAAAGGCAAGCCTAATGAATTTAAAAAGCAAAATATTATATTACACTCATTTGCTAGAACACTATGTTCATATCTTGATTCACTTTCACGAGAGTATCTGGGTGCTCTTTTTTCCAACAACCATTATTATATTTGCAAATTAATTCGTGATAAAAAAGATTTTTTGAAAATAACCAATGACAAAACGGCGTCGATTATCACGAGTTCCATACTAGGCAAGAAATTAAAAAATACAATAATAGATTTTTATGGTGTTTCTGAAACTGAGAATGAACATCTTCATGCTATTTACCACCCAAAAATTTCAGAGCTAGATAGAATTATAGAAAGCAGAAATGAGATCATGCATAGATTCAAACCTCATAAACAACACTATAATACAATTCTATCTAAGTGGGGGTTGTTTGGTAAGTTCTTCAATGAAATCTATGAAGAACATAACTTTGAAAATAGAGACGGGAAAAACTTTTTATTAAGAAACTGCATAAGTATAATGAGTGAGGTATCACTTGATCATAAATATGTTACTGGAAAATTGGTTCAAGTTTATACAGACCACTATGATAATTAACTTAACTAATGCAGCGTTACTTACCATGATGGATTAGTTCAGATTGAGTGGCGATGAAATGGCGGTGGAAATGGCGAATGATGGGTAATTATTGGCAGAAAGATACAAACTATGTCAATGAAAAATAACGTAAAACATTGATTCTTGGTTGTTCCAGCAGGAACTCATAATCGCTTGGTCGTTGGTTCAAACCCAACAGGGGCCACCAGATAAAACAAGGAGTTAGATGAGAAATCGTCTAACTCCTTTTTCTTTGGATGCAATTTGGGTCAGGGAAGGTGCGAACAAGTTCCTGATATG